GCAGAGGAATGTGCTGCCATCCTGGACATGTCTGCCGACACGCTTGATACGCGCCTGAAGGAAGCGGGCTACGCGGGGTTTTCGGAGTTCTATAAAAGGTACAATCACGAGGGCCGCGCTTCATTGCGCCGTGCCCAGTGGAAAGCCGCTGTAGATGAGGGCAATCCGACCATGCTGATTTGGATGGGCAAGCAGATGCTAGGCCAGAAGGACAAGCATGACGTTGAGATAAACGGCAACATCACCGTCAACATCAACAAGTGATTATCGACCTGCCTTACAAGGGCTGGAAACCCCGCCCATACCAGCAGCCCTTCTGGGACGCATGGCAGAAACACGATGTGCGCCGCCTCATCGAGATCGCACACAGACGCTGGGGCAAGGATGACGTTTGCCTGCATGGCGCCTGCATTAAGGCCCACGAACGGCCGGCAAACTATTGGCACGCTTTCCCTGAATACGCACAGGCCCGCAAAGGCATCTGGACCGCGATCAACCCGCACACCGGAAAGCGCAGGATAGATGAAGCCTTTCCGATGGAGCTGCGGGAGAGCACGAACGAAAGCGAGATGCTCATCAAGCTGAAGGTCGGCTCGACATGGCAGGTCATTGGCTCAGATCGCTATAACAGCCTCGTCGGCGCCGGTGTGGCGGGTGTGGTCTTCTCAGAGTTTGCCTTGGCTAATCCGAGTGCCTGGGCATACCTGCGCCCGATGCTTGAGGAGAACGACGGCTGGGCCGCGTTCATTACCACGCCAAGGGGCCGCAACCACGCCAAGTCCATGTTCGACATGGCGCAGCAGAACCCGAAATGGTTTGCCGAAATCTCCACGGTTCACAACACGGGCGCGCTAAGCCCTGAACAGCTACAGGAAAGCCTTGCGGAATACGTGGCGCTGTATGGCTCAGACCTTGGCCGCGCGCAGTTTGAACAGGAATACCTTTGCAGCTTTAACGCGGCGATCCTGGGTGCATTCTACGCTAGGGAAATGCTCGACGTGCGGAACGAAGGCCGGATTACGCCGATTGAGCCGCTTGAAGGCAAGCCCGTCCACAGGGCGTGGGACATTGGCGTGAAGGATGATACGTCCATCTGGTGGTTTCAGGTTGTGGGCTTGCAGGTGCTTATCCTTGACTGCTACTCATCCTCCGGGGCGGGCGTTGACCATTACGCTGAGCAGATCGAGCGTCGGCGTGAAACCCTTGGCTGGATGGATGGGATTGATTACGTCCCGCACGACGCTGCGCATCGGATCTTCGGCATTCCGGGCGCGAAGACGACAATTGACCAAATGGTGCAGTTCGGCTTACACCCTGAACTCGTGCCAAGCCTGTCAAAGCTGGACGGGATCAACGCGGCACGTAAGACGCTGGCGCGGTGTGTATTTGACCCGCGCTGCGAGGAATTCGGAATTTCGGCTCTGGAACAGTATCGGCGCGAATGGGATGACGATAAGAAAACTTTCCGCGCCAATGAAGTCCATGACTGGTGCTTTACCAAGGAAACAAAGATTGTGACGCGTCACGGAATGTGTCAGATTAGCGCCTTGCCCAAGCAAGGAGAGGTCCTGACACCATGTGGCTGGAAACAATACACAAATCCGAGGATCACGCGCACAAGTGCCCCACTTGTGGAAGTGGCGTTCAAAGACGGACTTACGGTGAAATGCACGCCGGATCATATGTTCTTGACGGACAAAGGCTGGAAATCTGCCGAAAGCCTGACGACAGGTTCATTGATCCAGTCGTGCTTGACCCCATCACGCAGTATTTCGATGGCGGCCTCTACCGCCTTTGGCCAAGTGACAAATATTGGTCGCGCGGCGGCAAAAAGTTGCACCGAGATGTTTGGGCTAGCGCGTTCGGTCCTATTCCAGCCGGATGCCACATTCATCACCGAGACTCAAACCCCGCAAATAACCACATTTCAAACCTCGAATGCCTTCCGGCAAAAGAACACCTTTCAGAAACATGGCGTGTTCGAAACGAGCGCGGCGACAAGCGGCACAGCACGTTTAATGACACGGCCCGCGAAAGGGCTGCGGATTGGCACAGGTCTGAAGAAGGTCGTTTGTGGCACAGGCGGCACGCTGAGCGAGCGCAATCTTGGACTAAGTGGAAACGCGATGACCGGCCTTGCGATCATTGCGCAACGGTTTTCAAAGCGCTTGTCAGAAAAAGCGGCAACTCTCAAAAATACTGCTCCGAAGTTTGCAAGTCCGCGCACTATCGCAAGCGTAAAGCATCTGGACGATAAGCAAGACGTTTGGTGTATTACGGTTCCCGGTGAAGAGGCTTTTGCGCTAAGCAACGGGGCTGTAGTGCACAACTGCTCGCACCCCGCAGATGCGTTCAGGTATCTGTCCATTGCATGGCGCAGCGCGCCGCGTGAGACCGAACAGCCCAAAGCCCGCCAACCTCGTAAGCGCTCAGCGATGAAGGTGTGACCATGGAACCCGAGACCGAAGCACCAGAACCAGACAGCACGTCATCGCGCCCTTGGCTGGACCTTATCCAGGACGCCGGCAAAGCGTTTGAAAGCTGGCACCAGCGTTGCGACCGGGCGAAAGAGAACTATGCAAGCCTGAAGCGTCTCAGCAATGAGAACGGCAGCAAGGAGATGCAGCTCCTTTATGCCAACATCGAGGTGCTTAAGCCCACGATCTACGCAAGGCCGCCTGTGCCAGTGTGCAAAACGCGGTTCTCAGATCGCAAGCCAGTGAACCGGACAGCTTCGGAAGTGATTGAACGCTGCCTTATGGTCAGCTTCGACGCAGAGCGCATCCATGACACGATGCTGCACGTCCGCGATGACGTGACGCTGTTTGGCCGCGGCGTCATGTGGATGCGTTACAAGACCGAAGGCGGGCAAATGGCTGGCGCTTCAGGCGGCATGGTCCCCAACACCAAACAGGACGACCAAGGCGCTGATGAAAGCGACGAGGACGAGGACGACGACGAGGAAGGCTATGCCGAGGCCGACGACTTCTTTGAGTATGTCTGCTATGACCATGTGAACCGGCAGGACTTCCTGCACGAGCCTGTCAGAACATGGTCTGAGGTGGGCTGGGTTGCGCGCCGGTCAGAGCAGGGAATGCGCCGGTTTGGCGATAGCTGGCGGGAAATCCAATACGTTGAAGCCGAAAATGATACGGCTGAAGAATACAAGGTTGAGAAGAAGGCCGAGGTTTGGGAACTCTGGCACAAGGGCCAGGAAACGGTTGTCTGGGTCCACAAGGGCAGCAAGGAAGTGCTTGACCGGCGTGACCCGTGGTTAGACCTTGACGGGTTTTACCCATGCCCAAAGCCTGCTTACAGCGTCTGCGAGCCTGAAAGCCTGATCCCGGTTCCCGATTACCTATTTTACAGGGACCAGCTTGAGGAAGTGAACACGCTCACGGGGCGGATTTCTGCCCTGTCCGAGGCACTCAGGCTGAAAGGCTTTTACTCGGCCGGCGGCGAAGACATCGGGACTGCGCTGGAAAAGGCATTCCAAAGCCAGGACGATAACGCGGTCATGATCCCTATTCCGACCGTGGCGGCGCTGGGACAGGGCATGAAAGACGCCATTATGTTCATGCCGCTGGTGGAGATTGCTAACACGATCAGCGCGCTTGTGGTCCTTCGCAAGCAACTGATCGAGGACATCTACCAGATTTCGGGCATCTCCGACATCATGCGGGGCGAGACCAAGGCATCCGAGACCGCCACGGCGCAGAACATCAAGGCGCAGTTCGGGTCTGTGCGTGTCAGGTCGCGTCAGGAAGAGATGATCCGCGTAGCCGATGACGCGATGAAAATTGCCGGGGAGATTATCGCCGAGAATTTCCAGCCGCAAACCATCATGCAGATGTGCCAGATGGATAAGCTGGTGCCTGGCGCCCTGATCCAGCAGCACGAAGCCCTGAAAGCCCAGCAGGCGCAGATGGCGCAACAGATGCAGCAAGCCCAGCAAGCTGGCCAGCCTCCCCAGCCGATGCCGCAGATGCCGCAGCTTCCTCCCCTGCCCAAGGATGCGATAGCGGCTGAAGAGGTTCTTGCCCTGCTGCGCAATGAGCGGATGCGGCCATTTATCCTGCAAACCGCCTCAGACAGCACCATCCAGCCAAACGAGGACGCCGAGAAGCAGCGCCGGAACGAGTTCGCGCAGGCCGTGGGTAACCTGATGGTGAGTTCGGGACCGATTGTCCAAGCCGCGCCGGAAGCTGCCAAGCTGGTCGCAGAAATGCTCCGGTTTGTGACGGGTGCTTATCGTGCTGGCAGGGCAATGGAACAGACGATTGATGATTTTATCGAGGAGTTGAGCGCCAAGGCTTCGCAGCCTCCCGCGCCGCCACCGCCAGATCCGAAGATCGAGGCGATGAAGATGGACGCCCAGATGCGTCAGCAGGAAGCCCAGATGCAAGCCCAGATCAAGCAGGGCGAGGCGCAGATGAGGGCGCAGGAAGCCCAAGCGATGATGCAGGTGAAGGGCATGGAAGCACAGGCCCGCATGGCTGAAATCCAGGCCAAGGCTCAGCACGACCAGATGATGGCCGCAATGAACGAACGGCTGAAGAACATGGACCTGCAACTTAAGGGCCTGGACCTTCAGTTAGCCGAAATGCGGATCATGGAAGCACAAACCAAGCGTCCGGTTGAGGTAGTGATATGAGAGGCCCGCCTGTTGTCCTGACCAATACGCTAGGCCGCCCGGTGACGAACGTCATCAGCGAGCGCGGCGC